TCAACTTGAATCCAACTATTCTTAGGGTCTAAAACCATTCTTAACTCCATTAACTCTATATTATTATAACTCATATTGACATGAAAGTCAAATATTTATTTGATCTCGCATGAGCCGCCTGCACAGGCTAACTCTCCTTGCAGATCTGTATCATCTTGCATCTCGACGATGTTGGTAAGGTCCACTGCTAGAAGCGACTTCATCATCTCGTTGTAAGTCTCTTCACTGCAATCCTCAAATGGGGCCTGTTTATAACTATGGTCCGAATGAGGTAGAACTGAGAGCCCGTTGTATGTTGCTCTGTTTTCCCACATCCATTCGCCAACCTCATCCCATTCGTCGTCCTTGATAGTTACGGTTGCACTTACATTATGCGTATTTTGCCCTTTCCAGTGGCCTGTCTTCACCCACTCTGTACTGACCCTCTTTACTCGGTTGAGCAAGTCTAGGGCCGTCTCAGAGCGTGTTATGGCATCTTCTGGTGATCGCTGTGGTGCGGAGATAACTGCTGTATCGTGAGGACGGAAATATTCGTCTTCAACCAGTTCTGGATGGTTCCCTGCTAGATATTGATAAATGGCTTCGTTCTTGCCAACACGGACGCGGCGAATATAGTGGTCGTTGTGCCACGCGTGGATGCCTGATGAGGTCCCAAGCGTCAAAGACGTGGTTCCGGCTGGCTTAACGCAGGTTGTTCGTGCGGCAGGCTTAATTCCTAGAAGTTCAGCAACTCGCTTGTTTTCCTGTTTTACAGCTTTAGCTGCTGCCTTCATGTCCAATTTTAGGACGTTTCCAGAAGCGATACCAGTCATAGAGACACCGATAAGAGAGTCTTTCTCTGTATTACGCTGCCATACTGGTCGAAGGTAGTGAAAGTCTGTGTATGAGGCTTGTAGGGTTCCAATGAACGCTGCTGCCTTGACTCGTGCTTCATATTCTTCTTGAGTGTCCACGTTCGAGACATTGACCTCTGTTAAGTTACAGAACTGGTATGGACGGAGTGCGATTTCACAGCAAGGGTTCGTACCCCAGTCTTTGTCAAATGTAAAGTAGAAACCGGGCTCTCCTGCTCCACTTGCTTTCACACGGTCCCAAAGGTCCATAAAGAAGTCTTTAGTTATAATGTGACGCATGAGGACGACAGAGTTGTTTGCTCGGCCTCGTTGTGGGTTGACTTCCCACCAGTTTCCGGCTTTTGCGGAAATCATCTCATCGTCATCTGCCGAAAAGAGCGAAATAAGGGCTGCTCGGCGGATGCCACCTGCTAGGACTGCATCTGCGATATAGCAGACCATATCATGAACCTCAATAGGGCTTAGTTTGTCGCCGTCCTCTTTTGTGTCCAATACACCGCGAAGCTTCACAAGGCACTCACGAAGAGGCTGTGGTCCGGGGGCTTTACCGCCGGATGTCACCAAACGAGCACCTTTTGGTCGGATATCGGAGAAGTCAAAACGGATTTTGGATGTTCCCTTGAAATAAGAGCTAACAAGTGTTTTTACAGCGTCTGCCCAACCTTCAATAGAATCAGAGATAAGGTATCGGTATGTACGCTTGCCGTTAGGCTTGTTAATCTCTGGAAGTTGCTCAACATGGTGAGTTTGGACTGAATACCCGACACCTGTCCCGCCCAATAGCAGGAACATGGCCTCTCCGAAGGCCCGAACGTCGTCAATCGGCATATAAGCGCAGTTAAAGACTCGGTTTGGGGCAACTTCGATAGGTTTACCACCAAATTGCATTGATCTCATCGAAGGAAGAACCTTCTTTTGGTAGACAAACTCATATGCTGCCTCAATTTCCTCTTTCATATTAGGGTATTTCTTAATATGCATCGCTTTATTACGGTCCACGAGTTCTTCGAAGGTTTCCCTACGGTATTTGTCTGTTAAATACCTTGCATACTTCATGTGTACTGTAATATCTGATAAGATCTCTGATGATAATTCCATTATTGCTCTCCTTCTGTTTTTTTCTTTTTATTATCTCTGAACTTTTTATACTTTTCTCTTAGGACTTCACTCTGGTCTTTTGAGGATAATGCCCTCTGTTCTTCCATTGTTGATTGCAAAACTTCAATTTGAACATTCGCGGTTGTCATACGCACTGGAAACACAAGGCCGTCGGGGCCATTCCTGTTTTTTGCTACAAAAAACCTTCCTGTGTTTGCTTGCTTATCTTCTACCGTCCTAGAGAGTGAGAAGATAAAGTCGGCGACAAAGCATTTGTTGAAAGCTTCAGATATGGATTCCATTGTGATAACTTCTGCATTGAGACCTGACCTATTTGTTTGTGATGCTGTCCAGACTGCACAACTAAATTCTTGTGCAAGTCCACGCATCTCTTCATAAATAGATTCCAGTTCATGTCTTTTCTCACTTTTTCCAGAAATAGGCCGCAATAAATCGCCATAGTCAATGATAACCATATCGGGCAAAATATCTCGCATTCTTAGCTTTTCTAAGTGAGTGCGAATAGACCTGCTGGATGCCGACTTAGTAGGGTACTCCTTAACAATAAGGGTTCCATCTAGGTCCTGTACCTGCTCATAGATGTCTTCTTTGAACGAGTGCATGTCGCTAAGAGGGATGCCAGTAATGCAAGAGTCATAGCGGCCTGCTGTTACAGTATCTGCCAACTCCAAAGTATAGTGTACCACAGTCTTGCCCAACTTGATGGCTTGTGCTCCGAGATGGACCAAAACCATTGACTTGCCTGCACCTGTTGGTGCGATAACAACTCCAAGCTCCCCTTTTCCAAGACCACCTCGGCACAGATCATCAATATCCTGCCAACCTGTGGTTATGGGGTTCCGAGCTTTAACCTCGAACCTTCTTTCAAAGTCCTTTAGATAGTCGTAACCGAAATCTGAAGGATCCCCCATTTTAATCGCATCATTGATAACTTTGGCAATCTCGTCGAAAGACGACTTTTCAAGCAAAGGAACCGACTTAATCATCGCCTCTTTTAGCTTTTGTTTGCGACAGAAATCAAGCGCGATGTTTTTTGTATACTCTGAACCGCTTACTTGCGTATCGTGGATGCGAGCAAAGTAGTTGCGTAGCTGTTGTTGTGTAGCCACATTCTCATCTTCGATATCGGCCCGAATGATAGAAATCATCGTCTTGTATGTGGGGTGAACCTCATACCTTTCCCGATATTCAAAAATCTTCTGTACGAATACACGAAGGTAACGCAACTCCAAAAACCCAATGTCCAAGACTTCCGAGATTTGGTCCGCGAACGGCCTATCTTGCAAAATCATTTGACATAGTGATTCTTGAAAGTCCTTACCATATTTACTAAAGCTAGGCTTATCTTTATTCACTAATCCCCCGTAGATATATAATATACCCTATATGTGTGTGGCTGTCAAGCCTTATATTACTTGTTTTTCTCGACGACGCCACGCAACATGGCCATTAGCTCGGACCAATCATAGGAACCGAAGCCATGCTCTACCGAACATTTCTTTAGCTCGGTTGCGTTTAGCTCGAACTCAAAGTTGTCGAGCGCGTAATTCATCTTTTTACGACCTTGGACAGAGATGCTTGGCGGTGTAAGATTCATAACTTTATAATTAGTCTCTACCACATCCCAATCTTCTACAATTCTTTCGTGAAACTTAAGTTTGCCTTCGGCGTTGGCGCAATGGTCGTAAACTTCACTAAGTGTATGCATCTCATCATCAATAAGGAAAGGCAGGCGTTTTGCGATGGTTGGCAGGCCGGCTCCCTTGATTCCTGCGAGGTTGTCGGACTTATCACCTGTGATGGCCCTTGCCAGAACAAAATTTTCCGGCGAGATTCCGTATTCTTCAATAACGGTATTCTTTGTCCACGCCTTCTTTTGGATGGGGCGGTAAAGAACCGTCTCATCGTCGAGTAACTGAAGAAAGTCTTTATCCGAAGAGATAATAACCTTTTGCCACCCTTTGTACTTTGGTGAGCCGGCGATCATTGAAATGATGTCGTCGGCCTCAACCCTGTCCAACATAAGTTGGATAATCGGCATCTCATTCAACATCTCCATCAGGATACGCTG